ACAGGACATCCTACAAATATCTCAGTAGAAGATAGTGAGTTAGGATCTGTAGGAGTTATAGTAACCTCAAACGTGGTCACGGAAGGAACGTCTTTGTCAAAGTACAAATTCAAACTTCCAGTCCCAGATACTGGAGGTGTTGTGACACCATTGTATGTTACTGTTATTTCAACCGCATGTGTGGCAACTACAAAAACCGTTACGTTTCCGTAAAGAAGCCCTGCGTCAATTGTAAGTCGCTGTGCGCTTAAAAGTCCAGTGTACACCCTGCTTGCCCCTCCGCATCCATATACTACAGGTTCTGAAGGGATAAGGTTCGTGTTAGGAGACAACACATACTCATCCATGTATGGGTCGTATCCTCCAAGCTTTTGATAGTCAAATGAGGTTTGGAACAGGTCTCTGAACCATGATCGCATACCTACATCTGAAATGACAGACAGGGACTCAGCTTGCGACCCTCCCTTTAGTTGTATGACAGAAGAACGCTTAGCGTCTGTGAAATATATATCTGCCCCATAGTGACAGAAGCTCTCAGGGTTAGAGCTTATACCGTACTCCTCAATACGAGCCACCTGCGTTCCAAGAACTTCAGGTACTGACGTAAGAACACCTCCTCCATCAGCAGCGGTAAGTAAATTCTTACCAAGTGAGATGTATGATATTCTGTCTTCCTGCAGTGTCAGAAGGTCTGTCATCCTCCCATGAAGAACCTGTATAGGGCCGTATGAAATCTCACAGTCCTTATAATTGGCAAGTCCAAGGTTGAACTCGTTTGTTCTGTTAATGTTGGTCTGCTCATTATAAACGCCACTATACGTGATAGACGCATCTCTTCGTATTTCCCTATAATCATCATCAGAAACAGTTGACACTCTCTGCCCAAGGCTGAATTTCTTTCCTATTAGAGAGTCTTTTATTTTATAACTCTCAACCCCATTCAAGAATGAAAAACAATTAAAGAATGTAAGGTTTACAATTCCGTCTTGAGACGCTGTTTGATTTTGGTCGTCTAATAAATCTCCAGATTCATGAAACCCGTTTACGATAGGGAAAGACTGTTCGTTTTCAAAGTATATATTGTTTGCCGTTATTGATGGTACAGTTTCAAATACAGTTAATCCAACCGAAGATATTACTTCTATTCTACAAGTTACAATTGATCCAGATTGACATTTTGGAGAACCCGTTATGAGTCCCAAGTACAATCTTCCATTTGAAGTTCTTACAAACTGTATCTGATTCGTACCGTCTATGTTTATGTTTTGAAAAACAGGAAGAGTTGCTTGTGCGTTTTCTGCTGGGTCAAAAACAGTTGTGTTAGGCCCTGAAGCATCTGTTGTTTCGCTACAATCAATATATGAAAGGTCAACTGGGTTAAGGAGCCAAAACTCTCTTAGGTCATTGTAGTCTTGAGACGCTACATACTGCTCGTTAAAAAAACATATCTCGTCACCACAACTCGAGCTACTTCCTCTTCGTATAAATGCAAAGTTTATATTTACAACAGAGCCAGATGGTATTCTCCAACTAATACCACTTGTTGTGTCGTGTACTGGGTAATAAAGGTCGGGTGGGTATTCTATGTAAGTTGGGTCTTGACCAACCGTCAACTGTTGATTAGTTAATGTTGTAAGGTTTCCCTCTTCCACAATCCACCCATCAGGAGACATGCTCGCGTAAACACCAGATGGAGATGATGCGGATATCTCTCCAGTTGCCGCTGACCTTACATCAAGAACAGTTGTCTTCACTGTGCTAAATGAAGGGCCAGAAGAATCTTTTTTTACTATCAACTCTTGACCTATGGACACCTTATTTCCTTGTTCTCCGTCAAGAAGAACCCAGTACCTTCCTGTGTCTTCGTCAAAATAAGCTCTTGTGCTAAATATGGTTTCATAGTCAGTTTTACTTTGCTTTGCAAGAAACTTATAACGAGCAGCCCACTCTGGAGGTCTCATATCCGAAGGTATGGTAGCCTTTAGGCTGTTAATGTTATCTGAATACTGACTTGCTATGTGAAGAGAATTGGTCTCGCTTTCAAAAACTGATGAATACCTTCCCTCGGCATCTTCATACAATATTCCTACCTGATAATCCCTATTACTATGCAAGCTCTTTTGCCCTTGGTCTCGAGACCACTTTACTGATACCCTATTAATGGTAAAAAACTGATAAAGGTCTGTATTTGGAGTTTGAAGATTTTGTAAGTATTGTATTACATTAGGAACCAATTGAATATTGCCATTTGGCAAAACCTCGAGTTTTATAGGGTCGTATTGAGGAGATAGAGAATCCCTACCGAATCTTATAGGTTCAAGGTCGTTCCCGTTGATTACATTTGGAATCTGAGGAGCTAGGTAGTTGAATAGCCCTGTTGTTGTGGCGTCATCAATCCAAAAAGATGGATTTGTTTCGTAATTACCATTCTCACCAGTCTTCTCTTTAAAATCAAAAGTGTTGTATGCTTGATAAGCTGTTTGATAGTCTTGGCTTGGGGTGTATGAAAAAGTTACTGTAAATGTTCTCCCGTAAGGAGTTATGTATCCTGAAAGTGCCGAAAGCGGTTGATCCAGTAGGCGTTGCCCAGTAGAGTCCCTAAGTCCAGTAGACTTAAAGACCATTGTTACATTTAAAGTAACGTCACTTGAATAGTATTCAACTGGCTTTCCAGAGGTTTCAAGTATAAGTGAGGTGTTGTTTCTTGTAAGGGTGCTTCCTGCGAAATTGTAATCATAAGAAACAGCATCGGAAGACTCGTAATCTATCACATCAAGGTCTCCCTCTTTAGTTATATGCTCAATCCCGTAGTTAAAATTTACACTATTTCCATTTTCATCAACAACATCCCTACCCTCGAGGTAATTACCATACATAATCCTGTTGCCCATTATGGTTTGAGCCTTTGCAAGTCTTGGTACGTTATCATACAACCTCAATATCTCGCCCTCGCTAAGTATGGTGTATATGTCGCTGTTACTAAATGTTATTGATTCGTTTGTATTGCTTGGAATAGATAGACCTAGCTTGTCAATTTTTTTTGCCACATAAATTATGTTGCTGTCAGATTCCTTGTATAATACATCAATACCAATTACATTTTCAACCCCAGTATTATATGTTACTTTGACGGTGTTGAATTGATTTTCCATCCCGTCATTTACCATATTCGAGTCTTTTATAAAAAAGACACTCGGACTAAAAGCTGGCTGACTAAACTGAGATATTGCGCTATACTCGCCATCTTTATACTTATACCTATAAGCAAACGATACAAATGTGTCCTCAATGTAATTACTCTTTTCAGAGTTATTTTCAAGCTCAATTGTTGGTGAATTTACAGGCTGAGGCTTGATAACGCTTATGTCAAGCTCAACAATTTGGTCAACATGTGATGCGTTAGGCTCTGGATAGCCCCTTGTTACATTTATCTTTCTCGGCTCGTTGTAGTCGTCCGTAAAAAAAAGTAAATCGTCAATCTTGTCAACACCATTTACAAGGTACGTTGGGTTAAAGTTGAGAAGCTCAGTTGTTATCACATGATAGGTAAGCTGCTGTGTCTGAGTATTGAACGACACAATCATGTCAACCACACCACCAGTTGCAGTTGTGTTTGCTGGGTCGTGTACAAACCAGTACATTGTCTCCTCAGCTGAGTCATCAAAAGCACCGATACATACAGCATCACTACTCAGGTTGACGCCCTTATACTGTAGCGTTGTAAGCTGCACGTTTCCCTTCGTGTTCTCAACAGCACCTATCTCACTTAGCTCTGTGGAGCCAAGACGTATGTTCTGTCCGTCAACGTACTCGCCTTCAGGTAAGAGTCTCTCATCGACACTCTTGTTCATCCTTCCAGCCACGAAGGTCTTCTGCTCTTTAGCCATGTTACTTAATCAGCTTGTCCCGACCTCTTAGATTCATTAGAAGCCTTGATGGATTGATATTACTTATTCTGATTTTAGCATTCTTCAGTAATGCACTCTTTCTCTTTCTGTACCTATTCACAATGTACTCTTGGATTCCAAACCTGCTGTTCAGTATCTCATGAGCTATATATGCGTAGATGTACTCCTCAAAAAACTTGTGTACAGAGATGACGCTGTCGTCTCCTCCCTCCATACCATCACTGATATACTCAAGGATGACCAACTCGCCAGCTACTCCTGAGCTGAAGTTGATGACACCACCCTTCTTGTCAATTCTAAACGTAGGGTTTGCGTTTGCTGTCTCTGTATTCAGACCGAACCTTGCCCCTACTTGGAAGTCAAAGTACCAGCATCCATCAATACAATACCCCTCAGAACCGTTGTATATACTGTTCTGGTTGAGGTAGATACTCTTCTGCGTACCTGTTATCCTGTCAAAGTCAAGCTGCGACTGACTGGCCTCCAAAATGTTACCTGCTTGGTCAAATAGTATGCTACAGTCATTTGCCTGCAGATATGACTTGGCTCCATTCACCTGAATGTTCTCAGATAATGGGAACAGTACACCATTCTTGTAGACCGATATCCTTACCCAGTTCACGTAGTCTGGAGGAAGTACGAATCGTAGGTTGTCACATACGTTAAGCTCAAGTGCCTTTATCTCCTTGAACGCATCGTAGTTAAGCTCCTGTATGGCTCTCTTCGCATGGAACAGAACCTTGTACCTATTGATGTTATTGATAATCTCATGATTACCTTGATACATCAGTAGGAAGTTATTTACAATGTCAGTCAACGGAACGTACTGATAGCTGCCCCAGTTAGCATCTTCTGGCGGCAAACCGCCATTCTCGTAATACTCATATCCTGTTAGGTATGCCATTATTGTTGCTGATTATCGTTTACTGCTGCCGTCTTGTATATCTCTGGCTCTCTTATTGACAGTCCAGCCTTCTCAAGTATTTTATTTACCAGAACAGACTCTTCCTCTTCAGAAACCTCAAAGTCTTGAGTATCAGGACTTGATGGGTCAAATACAGGCTCTCCATTCACAAGGTTCTGATATCCCCAATATGGGTCTACTGGGTATCTTACGTACACACACTCCACGTTTGCCGTGTTGCCTATACTATTTGGAACTATAGCAATAGAGTTGTTTTCCCCCATAACATACATTGGATATGTTTGGGTTGGAGCTGTTAGGTTTGAGTTCACAAGCCTCGTGACGTCCAACCTGCTTCCCTTTGCAACCTCAACAAAGACATCTGCCTGAATCTCGTAAGTTATCGTGTTTATGTGATACCAATTTGATGGGGCTGTAAACACTGAATACACACCAGATGTAGAGCTAAAAGCAAGTGTCGTTCCGCTTATAAACATCTCAATCTCCTCTCTTGCGCTTTCTGCAAGATCAGCCAAGTCACTACCAGAGGTGTGGTTGTTCTCAAGGTTTACATAATAGTTGTACTGACTCATATACTCATTGAAGATGTCAAGCTGCGCCTGCTTGGCGTATAGGTTGAAATCATCTGGTGAGATATATCCGTAGTTGTTCTTATTGCAGATTGCAAGAACCGTTTCCCTTACATCGTTGATACTGACCATAAGCACAAAGATAGTGAATATAAAAAACCCCTTGAGTGTGCGTTAGCAGTGACCCAAGGGGTTAGTCGGGGAAAAGATAGTCTTAGCTGAATACTGTAACAGCAATACTTGTAACAGTTTCTCCATCAGGAAGAACAACTGGTACTACAGAATTGTGCCAGCTTGTTTCAGCTGCTTTTTGCAAGGCAGCGTTGATAGCTGTAACCATTGCGAAAGTTGATCCTACAGTTACCAATCCAAAGTGATGCCCAAAAGCACCAACGCTGTAGAGTCTCATTGCTGTAGCAGAAGTTCTTTCTGCAAACAAACCTTCACCAATCGGAACCAATTCTTTTCCAGCTCCTGTTGTAATTTCTAAATATTTTGCCATGATAAAAAAGTTTATGGGTTAAGCCACAAAGATAATCAATCTTCTAACATAGGCTCAAGGAGCTTGAACGTCTCAAGTCCCTCGTCTGATTGTAGGTATGAGGCTACAATGTAGTCTCTGTCCTCACCGTAAGGAACTGTAAGCATTCGCTTCTTGTTGTTTGGAAGGTTGAAGTGTACATCCTTGCCTGCTCTGTACCCGAGAAGTCCTTTATCAAACATCAATGCCACTGTTGCCGACATATTTGTCATAGGGTCGTTCAATGTGTTCAAGAACTCTTTTGGGTTTCTTCTTGCGTAAACAAGTACATCACGCTTCAGTTCAGCTGTACTCATCTTGGTAACATCACGTCCAAGTATTACTCTACCGATACGCTCAAGGTCATTTAGCCCAAGTTGTTTTGCTGCAATAAGAGCGTCAACCTCGTAGTTCATTACCTCAAGATCTGTCTCAGCATCTTTCTCGTTGTCAACAACCTCAAACTTCTTTCCGTTGTCTGGGTGAATCTCTAAGAACCACTGTAGTACAGGGTTTGTCTTAGGAACCTTCAAGAATCCATCCTCAAAGATAATCGGCTCAAGAATAACGTTCTTATCCTGTTCATCCTCGAATGGGGACTTTTGGTTTGGTGAGTATCGCAACGCTCTGTTGGTTGTTCCATCAAAGTACATCAGATTGTGTCTGTGACTGTTTCGTGATGGAAGTATGTAGGATAGGGGAGCTACATCTCTCCTTAGCTTGTAAAGTTTATCCACCAGTGGTGCTTCTTTTGTTTTCATTTGAATTTAGATTATGATTAAGAAAAATAAAGGGGAAGGTGTTACCACCCTCCCCTCAAGTTGTATTAGTCCTCGAAGATAACGAAGTTGTTCGCTCCAAGCGTACAAACCGCTCTCTCAGATAGGAAGTGAACCTCCATAGCGTCAAGGTCAGAGTTACGTGCGCTTCCAGCAGAACCTGTTACCCAAGTCTTGTATCGTCTGTCTTCAGTCTCTGAAGCTCTGTAACGAACGTGTAGGAATGGACGCTTAGCGTTCTTTCCAAGAACTTGGTCGTAAACAGTTGTTGAACCAGCAGGAACAAGAAGACCGTTAACCGCTCCAGAAGGAAGGTCACCACGCATGGTTGGGTCGTTCAAGTATTTCCAGTCAGTCTTGTAGAAGTCGTAACCTCTTCTGAATCCTGAGAATCCAAGGTTCAATGCCATCTGCTCATCGTTGTCGAACAATCCGTATGATGTACCGCCAGCTCCGTAAGAGTTCTGCGCAGCAAGCATATCGTCAATGTCGAAAGAGAACTGACGGTTTACGAAAAGAACATTCTCCTCGATAGAACCTTGTCGGTCAAGTCTTTGGATGATTGCATCGAATTCAGCAAGGGTAGTTGGGTTACCACCTCCGAATACGTTTCCTCTCTGCTCAACAGCGTGGAAAACTCCTTCAGAACCTGTCAAAGGACTTGCAAGTCCAATAGCACCAGAGCCAGCCTCAGCAGGAACAGCCTCAATCATTGCTGTCTCAAGGTAGTCCTCGAAACGTAGACGAGTCTCATGCTCAGACTTCAAGTACCATAGGTATCCAGAAGCTCCGTTCTCGGTAGTTACTTCAATCCATCCGATTTGAGCCATGTCAGAACCTGATACAGCGTACCTGTCCTTGATGATGATTGGCTTATTATCGAAGATTTCATCCTCAGCCTCAAGAGATCCAACCATTCCGTTGGTTCCCTTTGCGAACTCAGAACCGTAAATCATAACGGTAACATCAGCGTTTCCTGCACCAGTACCAGAAGTAACAAGACCACCTCCCTCATAGAAAGCTACCGTGAATACGCTTGAAGTTGGGGCTGGAGCAATAGTTACAACTCCTTTGTTTACTCCTGACCCATCATTTTGAGAGATAAGGACAGTTTGTCCAACTCTAATTGCTCTGTCGTTACCTCCAGAAAGGGTGTCGTTTACTTGAAATTCAGCGGTGTCGTCACCAGCTGATGCAGCAGTACCTACCTCAACGTATTTAGTGTGTAGACGACCTTGCTCTGCCCATTTGATAAGGTCAGAGTTAGAAGGCATCTCAGCACCTACCATACGTAGGAATGATGCAACGCTTCGGTTTCCGTAACGCTCGAATTCTTTCTCGTAAGTATCAGGGAGATACTGGTTCAAGAAGTCAAAGTTTGTAATGTAGTTGCTCTCCAATGCCACTCGTTCTGGAGCTGGCTGCAACTGAAATGTTGGGGTTGGGTTTAAAGGCATTTTTGTTTTTCTTTAAAAAGTTTATGTTCGTTTACTTCTGATCTTTAAGCCTCGACCTGAGTCTTGACTTACTGATCGTACTTGCATTCCCCCTTTCTTAGTGACCTCTGGCGCTCTGCGAGTGTCCATGTCAATGTTTTTGGACTTCTTCGCCATGCCATCGACCGCTGCTGCTTGACCTTGCTCGTAGAAGAACTTGGCAAACTTGTCAGGGTTCATTGCAATCGAAAGTGACCTATGGTATCCTGCTGCATCACTTAGTAGCCCGTCCTCTCCAATGTACTTGTTAATGAAGTTAAATGGAGATTGGTTGGCGCTTTTAAGCTCTGCCGCATCCGCTGGTTTGAAGGTGATTTTCTCATCATTGACATTGAACTCAAAACCTTTGAATTCGTCACTGAAAAGCTCATCAGTCTTCTTGCTGAACCATTCTCTTTTCTTTTGGTTCTCAGCTTCGACACTTTCAGCCTCTTTCATTTTATCTCGATAAGACCTAAGCTCTTCATCGTACTTAGCGTCAGCAGGCTCCTTGCTTGACTCAAGCGGAACCTTGTATGCCTCCTGCTGTTCCTTAAAGAACTTCTTGGCTTTATTGAGTTCTCTTTTCTTGGCTAATTTCTGCTTCTTTACAAGCGACTCGTCATCAAGGTCTTCATCGTATCCGAACTTTGAATCAATCAAATCATTGATGTCATCTTCGTCCAAACCTTCCTCTGTCTGCTTGTAGTAATCCGCAAGCAACACGTCTGAATCCATCTCATCGTAGTTTTTATTCAACTGCATGAAATCATTCAGACCACGACCAGTCTCCTTCTTGTATTTGAAGAAAGCCTCAACATCCTCTGGTAATTCAGGGGATGATTCTCTTTCAGAGAACAACTCATCAAGTGAGTTTATCTCTTTACCGTATCGGTCTTTAATATGTGAAAGAACGTCTTCGTCTTTTATTTCAAACTTCTGCTCTTCAGCAGGAGTCTCTTCTTTCATCTCTACAGCAGGCTCCTTTGTCGCCTGCTCTTCCTCCTTCATTTGCTGCTCATGCTTTTCGAGAAGTTCATTCTCTACTTCTTGAACAGACTTTGACTCTACCTCTCCGAGGTCTCTTACCTTAAATTCAGCCATTTGATTTGATTTTGTGCAAAGTTATTGATTTATTTTTTATCGAGGAGAGAACTCGGCAAGGTCGAACCCGTCCAAGCTGTCCTCGTTTGATTCAAAGCTCATTGGAGGCAGGTTGTTCTTTCGCTGCTCGATAAGCTTTGACTGCTGTGTGTTCTGCTTATCTATTCGCTTTCCCTTTGCCTCTTCCTTCATGTCCTCACGCTGCTTGAGCTGCTCCTGAGTCATGCCCTGTAGCTGCATGTTCATCTCGAACTCGCGCTCCATAAGCATTAACTTGTATTTAGCCTCAGCGTCAAGTCGCTGTATGCTCATCTCTGTCTTGGTCTGCTCAAGCTGCATCTTAGCCTGTGCCTCAAGCTGTACTTTTTGTTGCGCTGCCTGAGCTGCCATCTGCTGAGATTGCATCTGTGTCTGAGCCTGCATCTGCTGCATCTGCATCTGTTGTTGTTGGTCAGCCTCTTGTTTCTTCTTGCGTTTAACCTTAAGCAGTTGGTTGGCAAGCTTTATATTTTTTACCTCTCTGATGTCAATAGCATCCTCAAGGTTTATGTCTTGCTTAGACAAAGCCATCTGAATGTTTGCTTCAAGCTGAGCCTTCTCTTCTTCATCTGGAGCAATGTCTATGAATATACCGAAGTCGTACAGGTATAAATCCTTTATCTGATTAAGTGTATCAACATTGTACTTTCCAATCTGATTCAAGAACTCCTCTTTAAAGTCTGCATACTCAAGTATATCAGCAACTCTATATGAAAGAGCCTCTGAAAGTCTTCTGAGTATGAATAGACTTGATTCGAGTATATGTCTTGTAGCCGTGTTTGAGCTTAGAGCAGCAAGCTTCTGAACACCAACCAGTGCATCTGGATTTGGTGTAGAGCCATCTCTTGCCTCGTTAAGACCACTTACAGCTCTGATCATGTCAAGGTAGTGGTTGTAGTTTGCTATAAGAAGCTGCATCTTAGATGCACTCCCTGTAGAGTTGATAGGCTGGATAGGCACTCTTGCATTGTTAAACTCGCCATCCTGCGTATAACTCCTACCTACAACACTACCAGTTTGGAAGTATAGCCGTAGTGCATCCTCTGGGTTATATGCGTTTCCTGTTCCAAGGTCAACCTCGTTGAGTCCGTCTGCGTCAATGAATACACCATCAGGAACCATACGAGCAATAATCTGCTGCATCTTCAGGTGTGTTACCTGAATAAGGTCTACAAAAGGAATCATTCTCCTTACAAGGGATTCAATAACGCCCTTATACATTCTTGGCGCACACGCAATATAGTTAGGCATAGCGTGCTGACTTGCTGACTTTGGCCTTACCATGTTCTTGGCAAGCTCCCACTTCAACATGATGTTAGTACCCATCACCATAACACCCTCGTACCAAACCTCAATCGTCTTCTCAACCCTCTCGAAGTTACCTTCGTCCATCATCTCCTGTGGTGGGTTGAACTCATCGTCTTTCTCTATAACACGCTCACCTCCATTATCAAGCATCTTCTTCTTGTACACAAACTTCTTTGTTGTCTTGTAGTTGAAGAATAGAAGTGTACATGTATCTCTATAGAACATGTCGTTCTCATAGAACTGAGATACGTTATAGTAGTTGTTCCAACTCTGACTGTACTTTGAGATAAGCTCCATATCCTCGTTTGTAAGGTCTGGGTCTATCTTAATAAGCTCAGTCATAGGAAGGGTCTTTATCTCTCCCCAATAGAAGCAATCCTTGAAGTATGGGTCTTCAGTATAACTATACACCACGTTTGCTGGGTCTACATAGTCAAGAACGACTCCAGCCCCTTTCTTGAACTCGTGCTTAGCAACTGATATACCAAGTACCATTTGGTCGTAGTCGAGTCTCTTTCTTATGTCCTGATACCTGTTCTCTTCAAGAATAGTGTTGATAGCAACCTCCTCAGCTATCTCAATGGCTGGCTTGTAGTTTAGTTGCATATACAATGAAAGCTCCTCATCATTGTCAGGAACGTCATCAGGGTTCATTGTAAATGGGTTGACCCCAAACTCAGCCTGAACAAGATTGAACACGTCCTTTCCTGCCATCTGAGTTTCAATGTTCTCTTGGAACTGATTCCTCTTCCCTGAAGACAATGCGTCTTGAGCATAAGCCTTTACCTCAAACAACCTGTCCGTCATTCCATTGACCACAATGTCAACGAACTTTGGAATGATAGGAACTGGTGTCCAGTCAAGGTTCAGGTACGATAGGTCTCCGTCAATAGCAAGCTCATTCTTGTACTTGTGTACAGACTGCTCTCCTCTTGCGTATAGTCTTAGCTTGTGAAACTCTCTGAACTGATCGTAGTATCTACAGCCGTTTCCATCCTTCTTAAACCACTCATACTGTATGGCTTGACCCACCATAAGTCCATAGCTTGAGGTCGCCTTTTCTTTGTCTGTTACAAACTGGTCAGGGAACCCTGCAGCGGAAACATTTACTGTTACTTCCTCCATCTATCTGTTTAATCGGCTGGATTTGCCAGAGTTATCGTATCTTGCAAAGTTAATGCTTATTTTCGACTGTGTCCTTTGTGGGGTGTACAGGTTCTTCTGATTAGCCATAATAGCAAGCCCAGAACTGATTGAGGCATCGAACTTTGTCCTTGCGTTTATATCAAACCTCGCCCAGTCCTCAAGTGTTCTGTTGAAGGGCATTGAACCCATCTCGTCAGGGTCTCTGAATGTACCCTCCAAGTCCATGCCTATGTACTTCTCAATGTGAGACTCAATAGCCGCTGCGTGTGACTGTTTCACATCCTCACTCGTGTTAGGTATTCCACCCAGCTCTTTCTCTGTCTTGGACAACTTCATAGCTGGTTTGTCAGGTCTGTTCATTGAGTAGCCTCTATACCCTCTATTCTTGAGATGGTACAGCAGTCTTGGCTTGTTATTCTCACATAGTATCGGCATCCCGTAGAATACTATCGCCATAAGCACCTCCTCAAAGAATATCTCAGCTGTCTGGGGTCTTGCAACGTACTCAAGAAAGAACTCGTTACTTGGTGCATCGTCCATGTTGAACTTGGTAAGTCCGTGAAGCGCACCGTTAGAGCCTCCGCCCCCTACTGTTCCTGATATGTCGTATGAGTCACAACCGAAAGATCCTATATGCTCGTTTGCAGGGAACTTCCTCCCATTACGCATCTCGTACCTGTTCTGCATAGCTGCAGGTGGTATCCATGACACTAAGAACCTTCCGTTTTTATCTGGCGTCCATATCACCTTTGTATCCTTGATTCCGTTCTCCCAATGGAAACGTCCTCTCGTTAGGTGATGCGAGGTTATCATATTGTCGTTGTAGTCAATCTGCTGATATATCTTGGTAAGGTTGAATAACGACTGCTTGCTCTCATCTCTGAAGGCATGTGACTCTGTTCTTGGAAACTGTCTGTAGTATTCGTTCAAGGCATCAGCGTCACCCTTCAATGACTGCACCTCGTTCTCCCAGTAGTCAATAGCCCCCATGCCGACCATCTCTCCATCAACACCCAACACAGGCTTACTTGGTGTCCTAAGCACAGGCATTCCGTACCTATCTATGAACCCCTCCATGTTCCACTCCATAGGAATGAAGAGCTTATACATACCGCTCTTTGTCTGACCGTTTGAGTTTCTTGTGGAGGTGTCTGAATCGTTGTACAGCTTCTTGAAGTTGTTACCCCCCTTGTTTAGTGCATTACAGGTTGAACCCATCATACACTTGCCAATAATCTTACTACCAAGACGGAGACATGTCTTTGTCACCCTCCAGTTATTGAGTATGTTCTCAGGCTTCTCCCACTTACCGCTCTCATCGTGTATCAACAGCAGGAGTTTCTCACCATCGTAGCTGTTGTCTGCTGTGTTCTTCCAGTCACTC